GTACTCTGATCAATCTCGAAGCATCGACAGGTGACTATCAAGAGATGTTGGATAAGCACATCCTCAAGATCAACCACAAGTCTTTCTCACAGATTGTTGTTCTCGGTAGTGCATCGTTTGTTCCGTTTATGCAATTGTCTGCTGCTCATCGCAGAGAAGTGATTGAAGATTTGCTTGACATTCAAATCTTTACAACAATGAATACGTTGTTAAAGACAAAGATTGCAACCAACAGACAAGCAATTCAAGATAACAGCTATGCTCGTGATACGGTAGAAGGAAAGATTGAACTTGAAAACCTTCATATCAAAGAAATCAAAGCCAACACTGAAGAAACAATCAAGCAGAAAGAACAGCAAGTCAAATCCTTGAAGGAGGAAATGGATGAAGCACAAAATGAAGTCGATCGATTACAGGCTGAGGTTACGAACCTCTTGGCCTCTATTAGTGATCAAGACAAGGTACGGTCAAGGTTGGAGAAAGTCGTCGCGATTGGCAGACAGCTTGATAGCAAGGCTATCAAAATCCAAAACGAAACCAGATTCTTTAATGACCACAGTGATTGTCCAACTTGTCGTCAAGGGATTGCCGATGAACACAGGACCACTATCGTTGAAAAAGCAAATAGTCAACTTGCTGAAGTACAACAGGGTCGAGAAAAAATCGCTGAAGAAGTGGTACGTCTTAATGCCAGACAATCCGTCATATCAGATGTTCTCTCTGAAGTATCTAATAAGACCGCATCGATCTCGGAACGCAACGTACGAATCAGAACACTTACAGGCTTTAGCGCTAGCATCACAAACGAGATTAAGCAACTAAAACTTCACAAGCAAGCGGAAACAAACGTTGACAGATTACAAGAATTGAAAGATCAGTATGCTACTCTTGTGCTTGAATGTGAACAATTGCTGATTGATCGTAATACACTCGATGTTGCAAGTGTTATTCTCAAAGATACGGGAATAAAAACTAAAATTATTCGTCAATACATCCCAATCATCAACAAATTGATTAATAAGTACTTGGCGTCGATGGACTTCTTTGTCAACTTCGAATTGAATGAAAACTTCGAAGAAACAATTAAGTCACGTTTTAGAGATGAGTTTAGTTATGCATCATTCAGCGAAGGTGAGAAGTCTCGTATTGACCTTGCGTTGCTATTCACGTGGCGTGCGGTTGCAAAACTAAGAAACAGTGCTAGTACCAACCTTCTGATCCTCGATGAGGTGTTTGATGGTTCTTTGGATGCTCAAGGTAACGAAGAGCTGTTAAAGATCCTTCAGACAATAACAGAAGGTAATAACGTATTCGTTATCTCACACAAGACGGATACGTATTTGGATAAGTTCGAACGTGTGTTGAAATTCCAGAAGCAGAAAAACTTTAGCAATATGGTTGAATTATGAAACTGAAACTAGTTAAGAGTGACGATCCGATCCTTCGTCAGAAAACGGAACCATTCGATTTCCAAAACCCCCCAACCGATCCTATTCAGCTAGCAAAAGATCTCTATGAGACTATGGTTGAGAACAAAGGACTTGGTCTTGCAGCTCCTCAAGTAGGTCTTCCATATAGAGCGTTTGCTTTGTATGCTGTTCCTGGTATCGTCTGCTTTAATCCTCGCATCGTCGATGAAACAACAGAGCTGATTGACCTCGAGGAAGGGTGTCTAACTTTTCCAAACCTTTTCTTTAAGGTTAAACGACCACGTCGTATCAAGGTTCGTTATGTTGAGCCTAATGGTACCGTTGTTAACAAAGTGCTTGATGGTATGACAGCTCGTGGTTTTATGCATGAGCTTGATCACTTAAATGGAATAGTGTATACTACGAAAGCACATAAGATTCACTTAGAAAGAGCCATGCGTAAGAAGAAGGAACTTGATCGCATGGCTAAACGAGCAGAGGCGAAAGGTTTAGTATGAACGTTGTTATTTTTGGTAATGGAAAGGTTGGTAAAGCTACTGACCTTACAATGAAGTTGAATGCTGACTTCCACGATCCCTATAAGGGTCTGGTTGTTACTGATTTCTCAAAGTATGATATTGCAATCATTTGTGTATCATCTCTGAATGATGGTCCTTATGATCACGATGCAATCTATCATTGCTTAGATACATTGAACAAAGCCGAGTTTAAAGGAACGATTGCTATTAGATGTACTGTCTCGCCATCGTTCCTCAAAGCATGGGACCTTCAATTCCCTAACCTGAAAATTATTCACTTTCCTGAGTTTATGAAACAGGGTGATGATGAATATCTCGACAAGCCCTGGATTCTGGTTCTTGGTGGTGACAAGAAGCTGACTGTTCCATTTGGTAAGTGGTTGGTGGATAATGGATATGGACACGAGGAGCAGTGGCACTTCTGCACGAAAGTAGAGAGTGCATTAATCAAATTGCATCAGAATGCTGGCCTGGCATTGAAGGTTGTTTATGCCAATATCATGTATGAAGCATGTCAAGCACATGGAGCTGATTATGAAAAAGTCCGTCAAGGGGTGGCTGCTGATGTTCGTGTTGGTCCTGGCCATCTTCAAGTTCCAGGTGAACATGGTTTTGGGTTTGCTGGACACTGCCTTCCCAAAGACTTGAAGTGCCTTGATAGGGTAGCGGATAGTAGAGGGTTCTGGCCAGCGGTTATGAAAGTTAACGAACAATTGAAAGCGAAGAATGTCTAAACAAATTGCATACAGTGAGATCTTCCACTCTATTCAGGGTGAAGGTCACTACACAGGTCGACCAACAGCTTGGTTGAGATTCTTTCTTTGTAACCTTCAATGTGATGGGTTTGGCCAGAAGGATCCTACCGATCCATCTACATACGTTCTCCCATATAAGACAATTAAGGTTGAAGATTATAAGAAGCTAGAAGATCTGCCTGTGTGGAAGTATGGATGTGACTCTTCTTATTCGTGGTCTGCAAAGTTTAAACATTTGCAACATAAGCATACAGCAGAAGAGATTTGCGATCGCATTCGTCAGTCGATGTACCATCCTTCTAATCCAGAAGGCCTCTTCAATAAGAGAGACGGTACACAACAACATCTTTGCTTTACAGGCGGTGAGCCTTTGATGAAGCATGCACAGGTTGCTGCTATCGATATTGTTGATCATTTTGTTGAAGAGGGTGACTACCCATTGTATCTGACATGGGAAACAAACGGTACACAAGAACTGACATCAGAGTTTGCAAACTACTTTGCTGACTATGCTGGTGAGGTTTTCTTTTCTATCTCTCCAAAGCTACACACAACATCTGGTGAGAAGCCAGAAGATGCAATTAAGATTGATGTTGTAAAGTCTTACACAGAGATTTCCTCATGGGGACAACTGAAGTTTGTTGTCAATGGGACAGAAGAATCGTGGAACGAGCTAGAGGCAACTGTAGCAAAGTTCCGTGAAGCAGGCGTGACATATCCTGTCTGGATTATGGGTGTTGGTGCAACACTTGAAGCTCAGAAGGGAACCGAAGCTGGTTATATCGGCGAAGCGAAGATTGCTACAGAAGCATTCAAGCGTGGTTACAACTATTCCTCACGTGTGCACGTACACATCTGGGGTAACACAATGGGAACTTAAATGGAAGATCATATTCATGCATGGCGTTCTGCACGTCAATACAAATACACAAGCACAAAAGAATATCACGATGCATTTCCATGTGCATATCGTCAATGGAGAGCAGATAGTCATTGCAATCTGATTCATGGTTATAGCTTCTCGATGAAGTTCTACTTTGGAACAGATGATCTTGATGTTCGAAACTGGGCTGCTGACTATGGTGGTTTGAAAGAACTGAAGAATGTACTTGAGGATCAATTTGATCACACTCTTCTTGTTGCTGAGGATGATCCTGAACTGGAAATGTATTATGAACTCGAGCGTCGCAACCTAGCGAAGCTGACAGTTCTTCCTAAGCTTGGCTGTGAGGGTCTTGCTGATCAGTTGTACAAGTATGTTAACGGTGTTTACATTCCTGATTACTGGGGCCCATCAGAAGCGAGTCGTTTATGGTGCTACCGTGTCGAAGTTCGCGAGACACAAAGCAATATGGCTTTCCGTGAAGGTCATCGTGAGTGGAATGAAGATCTATTTGAAGATGTAAGATGAAAAGGCCACAACGCATCTTGGTGATGGGTCTGCCTGGAGCAGGTAAGACCTATCTCGCGCAGTTCATTGTTGAGACCCTACAAAAAGAAAAGAAGAAAGTAGGGTGGCTCAATGCTGATGATGTACGGAAGAAATACGATGACTGGGATTTCAGTCACGAGGGTAGAATCCGTCAGAGCAAGCGGATGCGCCAGTTGGCTGACGAGATGACTAAGTTCGACTACGTCATTTGTGATTTCGTTGCTCCTCTACAGGAGATGAGAAACAACTTTAAAGCTGATTGGACTATCTGGGTTGACACCATCGATGAGGGTAGGTTCGATGATACAAACAAGTTGTTCGTTCCTCCACAAGTTTATGACTTTAGAGTGACGGAACAAAAGGCAGAGAAGTGGGGTGAGTTTATTGCAGCTCACATCTACGACAACAGACGTCGACCTGTGTTTGACACAAAGAAAGAAACTGTCCAGTTGCTGGGTCGTTGGCAGCCATGGCATCTTGGTCATAGAACTCTCTTTGAAAGAGCTTTAGCTAAAACAGGTCAAGTTTGTATTATGGTCAGAGATTGTCAAGGATGGAATGATTCCAATCCTTTTAACTTTGAACAAATTCAAAACAGGATTCGCCGTGATCTTGACCCTCTCTATCAAGGGTTGTATAATATTCAACTGGTACCTAATATTGTAAACATTACATATGGACGCGATGTTGGTTACAAGATTGAAAAGGAAGAGCTCGGTGCTGCCATCGAGAAGATCTCAGCAACAGATATTAGGAAAGAACTTGGCGTTTAAACAATTCAAGTGGGTTCCGGATGGAACCTATGACTACAATAACTTTCTTGTTCGTTATGTGATCAAGGATGGCAATGCAACCAAAGTTATTTCTAAAATATGGGTTGACCTTGGCGGTCCAGATGATGTATCATTAGAACTTAAACAACCTTGGGGATCATTTCCAGATTTCCCACCAAAACCTTAATAGGAGTGTAAATGGAAAAGACAGACGCAGCATTGGGTGAACAGGTACATGCTCACCTACTATCAGTAGGCCTGGAAACACCTATGGTGTATGACCGAGTTAAGGTCAAGAATGACAAGAAGATTAAGAACATTGCAAAGCACTTTACAGCTATTATGGAAGAGCTTGGTCTTGATCTGACTGATGATTCTTTGATCGATACTCCTAATCGTGTTGCTAAGATGTATACACGAGAGATCTTCTTCGGTCTTGACTATGACAACTTCCCTAAGTGTACTCGCATTGAGAACAAGATGGGTGAGAATAACAGCTTTGTTCTGGAGCGTAATATCAATGTGCAGTCTAATTGTGAGCACCATTTTGTCGTTATTGACGGTAAAGCCACTGTTGCGTACATTCCGAAGAAAACAATCCTCGGACTCTCAAAGCTAAACCGTATTGTTCAGTTCTTCTCTAAGCGTCCTCAAGTACAGGAACGTCTGACTGAGCAGATCGCTGAGACGATTAGTTTTATTACAGGTTCCCCTGATGTTGCTGTATACATCGAAGGCGTACACTATTGTGTCAAGTCTCGTGGTATCCAGGATACATCATCTTCAACGATGACTCTCGCTACGCGTGGTGCGTTTGCTGAAGAGAAGTCGGAACTGCGTCGTGAATTCCTTAACTCTGCACGGATGAAATAAAATGCGTACACAACGTCAAACTCAAACCTGGACTCCCACTCTTGTTGAAGCTTTTGGACCTTCTGGTGAAAAAGGTCGTAAAGGTGAGCTCTTTGTAAAGAGAGCTATTGAGAGTTGGGGTTGGCAAGTTAGAGACAACGAAGGTAATATTCTTGAGCAATTGTCTGGTCGTGATCTTTGGATCAAGAAACCTGAGTGGAGTAACTTCTACAGCATTGATGTAAAGAACAATCTCAACGAGTATGGGGCATTCACTGTTGTTCCTAAAGAGTGGATGAACCCTGCAAAGAAGAATGATCGTTTCTGGCACGTCAATACTGAGACAGGTTGGATGGCGTGGTACTCGCGTGAAGATATGCAACGATTCATTGGTACGACCAATCGTGTCCGTTCTTTTACAGTAGGTATCAAAGACCAACTGCCTTTCAAGATCACACGCGCTCGTTTCAATGTACCGTTTTGATTATCCGGATTGGTCTAGTGTTCATCACACGCACTGGAAGACAATACTAGATAAACACCTTGACCTTGAATCTCCTTTGAGGATGATTGAGGTCGGGTGTTTTGAAGGCAGATCAACTATGTGGTTTGCCGGTTACCTTTGTCATAATCCTCTCTCACGGTTGGTGTGTATTGATACATGGCAAGGCGGTGAAGAGATTGAACGCTTGAAGCTACCATTTGATATGCTTAAAGTGTTTGATAACTTCTGTAAGAATGTAATCAACCACGATCAATCAGTAAAGATTTTTACACATAAGGGATCATCAGAGAGTCATTTGTCTTCTTTATTGTACAAGGGGTATCAAAGCTATGACTTCATTTACCTTGATGCATCTCATACGCGTCGTGATACATTGGTAGATCTTACACTATCACTGCTTCTTGTAAAGAAGGGTGGTGTCATTATTATCGATGACTACAACAACAATATGGCAACAAAAGATCCTGCACTACGACCCCGTACCGCTGTAGACTTTATTGTTGAAACATTCGATAGTGAAGTAGAGTTTTATAAGACTCCAGAGCAACAAGCTGTTATTATTAGAAAGTGAATATGGACAATAAGAGTTTTATTTGGGTGACATTTCAGAAAGAAGGCATCCACCGATACCCTGCTGCAGCTACAGACCCTAAACTGAAGACAGGTGATTGGTTGGATGTCAGCTTTTTAGGTGTTCCACATCGCCACATCTTTCATTTCCGTGTTGAGATGGAAGTGTTCCATGATGATCGTGATGTTGAATTCATTCAAGCAAAGCGCACAATGGAGCGTTGGTTGTCTGATGGTACAATGACGCTTGACTACAAATCTTGTGAAATGATGGCACGCAGCATGTATGACCATTGTGTTAGCAAGTGGCCTGACCGCGACTATGTTATCGAAGTCTCCGAGGACGGAGAGAACGGTTGCCGCATTTATTTCCCGAAAGGTTGATCTTGATTAACTTCTGCCACATCTCTCCCACCGCCTATCTCAATAAGTATACTAAGAGTAACGGAGCGCACTTGCTTCTTGCCCACTTGGTTGAAGAGGATCCTCAGTACCGTGATTACTATGCGAACCTCAACGACGACAAGTACAAGATCATGGATAACAGTGCTTTCGAAATGTTTAAGCTCGGACGTCCCATGTATGAGTCGTCAAAGCTAATTGAGATGGGCAAAGCATGCAATGCAAATTGTATTGTGCTTTCCGATTACCCCAAGCAACCTTCACGAGTGACGGTGGAAGCCGCCAAGCGGTTGATCCCCGAGTTTAAGACGGAGGGATTTGATACCTTCTTCGTGCCACAAAGCGAGCTTGGTGACATGGTCGATCTTGTTAATGCCATTGAGTGGGCTCTTAATAATGATGACATTGACTTGATCGGCATGTCTATTTTGGCAGCACCTATTGCATGTGGTGTTGACGAATCAACGTTTGAAGGTGGTAAGCGTAGCGATGCATACAAGATGCAACGTTATCTTTCACGTCTGACGGTGTTCCGTGAACTTGAGCGTCGCAAGTTGCTGACAGATAGAGCAAAGAAACGTTTCCACTGTCTTGGTATGGTCGATGGACCAAAAGAGATTAACCTATTGCGAGAATACAGTGACTTCATTTACTCCTGGGACTCTAGTGCTGCTGTTTGGGCTGGTATCAATGGTATTGAGTTTGATGCTTCGCCTACTGGTCTACAGAATGGTAAATTCGAAAAAGAAGTAGACTTTTCCTACAATGAGGAGCATAATCCTCAGCTTGTTTATGAAAACATTCACTACATTGATTGTATGGCGACAGGTGTATGGCGTTGAAGATTATTGCGCTTACCGGACCAAAGGGTTGCGGTAAGGATACTGTAGGACAATTGATTAAGGAGATGTATCCACAATATTCTCCTAAGACAATTGCATTTGCAGATCCAATTAAGAAAGTAATCGATCACATTTTTAATCTCAGTGACAGCGGTTACAGCTATGACCGCTTGAAGCGTGCTACGCTAAAACTGAAAGATGAAGAATGTTTTTACACAATTGACGGACGAAGACTTGTTCGTGAGATTGGTATGCTGATGCGTGGATACGACGAGAAGCAATTCACCAACTACGTTGTGAATGAGATCAGGTATGAACCCAACAACTTGTGGGTTGTTACCGATCTTCGTTTTGATAATGAATACACTGTCCTCAAAGGACTCGGAGCAAAGATCGTTAAGATTACTCGTCCGAGCTATCAGTATGATGGCCATATTACGGAGCGAGCTTTCGATGATCACCTTGTTGACAAAATACTGTTAAATGATGGAGACTTGGAGTATCTCAAAATTAGAGTGAAAAGTGTTATTGATAGTTTTATTAAGGAGACCGAATGAAGCACATTATGGGTCCTAACAGTAAGTCAGTGCTGACGAATGTTAAGGAAGGTGACGTACAACCAAACGCAGTCGATTTGCGTTTAGGTAAAGTATTCAAGATGTCACAATCAACGTTTATGATTGATGAACGTGACAAGAAGCATCGCGGATCGTTTGAGATGGTACCAGATGCTGGCGGCTATTATAATCTACCAGAAGGCCATTATGAAGTAATCATGGAGAACATGATCACCGTTGGCGAGAATGAAGCTGGATGGGTTATTACTCGATCGACATTGAACCGCAACGGTGTCTTCCTAACCTCTGGCCTATACGACACAGGCTACGATGGTGTTATGGCTGGCGTGATGCACGTAACGTGTGGACCAATGCGTATCCAACGTGGCACACGTATCGGCCAATACCTCTCTTTCAATGCAGAAGCATTGCACAAGTATGATGGTAGCTATGGCAAAGACAAAGAACACGACAAGAAGTATCAAGCGGAAGCATTCGCTGCTCAGCAAGCACTTGAGCAGTTGGGCATCCCTGTCGATGCAGAGTTGAAAGTTGAAGAACCCGTAAAACGTGGCCGTGGTCGTCCGCCTGGCACAACAAAGAAATCTAAGGAATAAAAATGACATTTGAAATTAAAGTCCCCGTCTCCGATCTGCAAAAGAAGAAGCTGTTTGTAGCTACTCCAATGTATGGTGGTGCTTGTGCAGGCATGTATGCACGAAGCATTGCTGACCTTGCAGCTATTTGTGCAAAGTATGACATTCCTTTGCAATTGTATTATTTGTTTAACGAGTCGTTGATCACACGTGCTCGTAACTACTGTGTAGATGAGTTCTTGCGCTCTGATGCAACACACTTGATGTTTATTGACAGTGACATCGGTTTCAACCCACAAGACGTTATCGCTCTGCTTGCTTTGCAGTCTGATGAAAGCGACTATGATGTTATTGGTGGTCCTTATCCTAAGAAGTGCATCTCTTGGGAAAAGATTAAGATTGCTGTTGACAAAGGTGTCGCAGATGACAATCCTAACGTTCTCGAGAAGTTCGTTGGTGACTATGTGTTCAACCCTAAGGGCGGTCAGAAAGAGATCCCTATCGGTCAGCCTGTTGAAGTGATGGAGATCGGCACTGGCTTCATGATGATTCGTCGTGCAACGTTTGACAAGTATAAGGAAGCATATCCTCACCTGTCTTACAAGCCAGATCATATCCGCACAGCAGCATTCGATGGTTCACGTGAAATCCATGCATACTTCGACTGTATCATTGATCCTGTAAGCAAGCGTTATCTGTCAGAAGACTATATGTTCTGCTACAACGTAGAGAAGATGGGTTCCAAAGTTTGGCTGTGTCCTTGGATGAGCATGAACCACGTTGGTAGTTATGTGTTCGGTGGTAGCCTTGCAGACCTTGCATCTATTGGTGCACCTGCTACGGCTGACGCTGGTCAATTGGGGAAAAACAAGAAATGAAATTAGAAACACGCACGATGCAAATTCTGAAGAACTTTGCATTGATTAATCCGTCAATGTTGTTCCGTGAGGGAACTGTGCAATCAACGATTGCAGCACAGAAGACCATTCTGGCACGTACTACTCTGAGAGAGACGTTCCCGAAAGAGTTTGCTGTGTTTGATCTCTCACGTTTCATCGGCGTGTTGTCTTTGTTCACCGAGCCTGAGCTCGAGTTCGAAGACAACAAAGTAACTATCCAGCAAGGTCGTCAAAAGGTTGAGTACACTTATGCAGAGCCTGAGCTGATTGTTGCTCCTCCTGCTAAGACACCAAAGGTTGAGAATCCTGAAGTTGTATTCACATTAACAGGTGAAGCATTGCAGTCAACGATTCGTGCTCTTGGTGCTTTGCAATCGACTCACATCATTGTTGAAGGTGATGGAGAGAATGTAACGATTGGCGTTGGTAAGCCTTCTGATCCTACAAGCGATACATTCCGTATCGATGTTGGTCTAAGCAACCACTCTTTTAAGTTTGCATTCAAAGCAGAGAACGTCAAGATCCTTCCTGGCGATTATGAAGTACAAATCTCTTCAAGAAACATTGCCCATTTTAGCTGTAGTGATGTAGAATACTGGATCATGGCCGATTCCAATCACTCAACTTTTAATGGATAAACTAAATGAGAGAAGACTTCCTGTGGGTGGAGAAATACCGCCCACGTACGATTGCCGATACAGTCTTACCGCATTCGCTGAAGGCGGTGTTTCAACAATTTGTCGACGATGAGAACATACCAAATCTTTTGCTTACTGGTCGTGCTGGTGTTGGCAAAACCACCGTTGCACGTGCTATGCTGGATGAGCTTGGCGCTGATTATATTGTCATCAACGGATCGATGCATGGAAACATCGATACACTCAGAACTGATATACTCAATTTCGCTAGCACTGTTAGTTTTTCTGGCGGTCGCAAGTACGTTATCCTGGATGAATCTGACTATCTGAATCCGAACAGTACTCAGCCAGCCCTTCGTAACTTTATGGAGCAGTACAGTAAGAATTGTGGCTTCATTCTCACTTGCAACTTTAGGAACAAACTGATTGAGCCTCTTCAGTCTCGTTGCAGTGTTATTGACTTTGTCATTCCTAAAACGGAGAGGCCACAGCTTGCCGTTACATTCTACAAACGTGTTGTAGACATCTTAGGCAAGGAGAAGGTTGAGTTCGATCCTAAGACGGTCGCTGCATTGATTGAGAAGCACTTTCCTGATTGGAGACGTGTACTGAATGAGTTGCAACGATACTCAGCAACGGGTAAGATTGATGCTGGTATGCTTACGAACCTTCAGGATGAGACATTCGATCAATTGATTGGATTCTTGAAGAACAGAGAGTTCAGCAACATCCGTAAGTGGGTTGGTGAGAATTCTGATATCGATGTTCCTACGTTCTTTCGCAAGTTCTATGACAAAGCAGGTGACTTGATGGATCCACCATCGATTGCACAACTTGTTCTTATTCTTGCAAAGTATCAGTATCAAGCTGCATTTGTTGTTGATCACGAGATTAACCTTGCTGCTTGTATGACAGAAGTTATGGTGGAGTGTACATTTAAATGAACGACAAACTAATTCCTAATCCGTTGTGGCATCGCAACATCAGCTTTGCAAAGAGTGTGTTTCGTATTGTTGCTGGTCTCTTTATGGTAATCACACAAAGCATTGTTCTTGCTGGTGCTTTTTTGATTCTTGCAGAAGTACTAGGTGTTGTTGAAGAGATTGTGTAATGTGGCGTTTGTGGGCAAAGGCGCTTGGTGAGAAACATGGTAAAGATGATAACGAAGCTGACAAGATTGCATTTATTAGAACTGTTATTGTTGGCTGTTACATTATTACCAACTGTTTCATTATTGCTGGAGTAATAAGACATTGGTAGTTTTTGATATTTTTAAACCGACTATAGAATGGATCAAGAATGATTGGGCATCTCACCGTTTACGTTTTGCTATTGAGTGCATTGCTTGGGCTATCAGTATTGGATGCTCAATCACAATGGCAACGACGGTTCCCAATCCTCCATTGCTCACTCTATATCCTATTTGGATTACTGGTTGTGCTATGTACGCTTGGGCTGCTTGGACTCGTAAATCTTTTGGCATGCTCGCTAACTACCTTTTGCTCACCACCATTGATAGTATTGGGTTGGTAAGGATGATCACATGAAAGTAGCTATTACAGGACATACACGCGGACTCGGTGCCGAGCTTTGGAAACGGTTCGATGAGAAAGACACATTGATTGGTTTCTCAAAGAGTACCGGACATGATATCTCATATCCACAAACACAAAATACAATTGTATGTGATGCGTTTGATTGTGATGTTTTTATCAACAATGCATACAGCGGGTTTGCACAAACGGATCTTCTCGTCAAGTTAACAGATGCGTGGAAGCACATCCCTGGTAAGTTTATTGTTAACGTTGGTAGCCTTGCTTCTTACCATGACAAACGAAGAATGCATCCCTATTCAATCCATAAAATTGCATTGGACAAACAAGCAGAACAGATTCAGGCAAACTTTCCGTGGCCAAAGATTATTAATTTCCGCCCTGCTCTTTTTGAGAGTGATATGGGATACTCGAGTGAGTTTAATCGTTGGCGCAAGAAGATTGAAGTCAGCACGATTGCAGATGTAATAATGTATGCAATCAACAACCGTAACACATTCCTCATTAAGGACATTGTAATTGACACCGTTTGACTTTGTTAATAGCATTAACCAGAATAAGAAAGACTTGCTGGCAGATGGGGACGTTTCTGAATCGGAATACGTCCCTTTTGTTGTCAACAAGGCACTATCATACTTTCCGGAAACGATTCTCCATGCAAATGAGATGAATCGCGCGAATATAGACAACAAACTCCAATATCACTATCTTCTAAATAGCATTCGACCTGGAAAAAGGTTTGCAAAGTGGGTGAAGAAAGATAATGTGGAAGATGTCGAAGTCGTGAAACAATTTTATGGATACAGCACAGACAAGGCTTTACAAGCACTGACAATTCTTTCAACTGACAACCTACACTACATAAAACAAAAATTACAACGTGGTGGTGAGAATGATAAAACTAGAGGCGCTGGTTGAGGTAAAGTTAAAGATAGACGAAGATTTTCTAAAGGTCCGTGAGACACTTACACGGATCGGTGTCGCCTCTAAAAAAGAACAAGTATTGTACCAATCGTGTCATATCCTGCATAAGCAGGGTTTGTATTACATTGTACACTTCAAGGAGCTGTTTGCTCTTGATGGTAAGCCTTCTAATATATCCGAAGAAGACCTAGGAAGACGTAATACAATCGCTAACCTAATTGCTGAGTGGGGATTAGTGACATTGGTCGAACCAGGCAAATCCAAGGATCCTATCGCTCCTATGTCGCAGATAAAGATCATCCCTTTCAAAGAAAAGAATGATTGGGAGCTTGTGACCAAATATAATATTGGTCGTAAGGTTTAAAGATACTTGCGGCTTCTTGCAGCCCACAGTCCTTCAGATATACCAAACTGAACAATTCCGTAAAAGATAAGACCGATAATTACAACAGCAAGAGCACACCACCCAAGCTCTATTAACAATTCTTTACGTTCTTTTGCTTTCTTATCATTGATCATTTGGAGACGAAGCTCTTCTGCTTCCTCATCTCTGATCTTCTTGCGCATCTCTTCGCGTACGGTACACATATCATGCCATATGTCACCATTGCCGGACCACAATAACATCTCATAAAGTTTATACTCTTCACGTTCAAGAGTCTTGCGTTTGATCGCAATGTCTAAAGCCTCAGCAGTTATCTCTGCATCGGTTTTCTTTTGTTTCTTTTGTTTGTTGAAAGTAAGATCGTGTACTTCACGTTCTTTAATGCGCTCGGCTTTTTCAATTACACTCTTGTGCTTGAAGTATTCAATAATGTTTGATGATATGTCACCAACATCTTGACCGAGCTTGATCAGCTCTTTGATACCAGCAACCGTAGCTTTAGCACCGGCAAATGCTAACCCTATTGTTGCTGGATCGATCATTTTACATTATAGGACAATTGGTAGCCACAACCAAACTGCTTGCGACAAAAACACGGTCGCAACACCACCAACAGCCAGACTTGCCCAATACAGACGCATATTGACAGCAAGAATAGATGCTGTTAACAGAACAACAGCAATCTGGAATAGCGAACCAGCATACGTGTACCAGGGACTACGCAGCTTTGCTACAGTGCGGTCTTCCTCGAGCTTACGTGCTTTTGCCATCAACTCTTTCTTACCCTCACCCGTCTTGGGATCAGATTCGTAGCGATCAATCTTTGCCTTCAGCGCTTCCTGTTTAACTTTGTCTTTATTATGGACAGCGTCATCATATGCCATTTCAGCAAGCGTTTGCTTGATACTCTTAGCCTGGTAGAATGCCCACGTGTTGTTTGCATCTATAGTGTTATTAAGTATCTTACTACTATTGCTACCGCCGAAATAGGTATTAAGGGCCAGAAGAGCAGCAAAAACCACAATAACCCACCCTGCTTTATCTTTAATTTGTGCTTCTCTTTCGCTTCGACTAAGAGGCTTCTTTTCTTCACTCATTGTTTCTTCTCCTTCACTTCAACTTTAACTTCCACAGCTGTGTTGTCGACCGCTTTTTGAATTTTGGCGGCCGACCACCATCCAAATGAGGTAAAGAACCCCAGTACAAAAGCTGTAGTATACATTTACTTAGCCAGAGGGTTGTCGATCGCTTTTTGGATCTTGTTGTCGACTTCCTTCTTCAGGGTCTCGACTTCACGGCCAATTTCGCGACGAGCCTCTGCCATTTCCTTACGGACAGCATTGACTTCGTTTCGTGCTTTATCAAGATCCTCACGGACATCCTTACGAGCTTGACGCATTTCTTGCTCTGTCTCACGCTGAGCTTGCTTTACACTACGTTCCACTTGCTCAGTCACTGTCTCATTACGACGAATGTCTGTTTTTAGATCATTCTTAATATCACGTGTGTAATCAGCAGTCTTGGAGCTATTCTGTTCAATAACAGCCAGGCGCTTATCGAATTCAGAAAGATCGGGAGCAATATACTCCGCAATCTTTTTCTTCATGCCAATGTAGTCCTTGTAGACTTCAAAAGCACCATACAAACCACCGAGGATAGATGACACAAGCGTAGCTGCCACCATTAGCTTTGCTGGTGTAAATTCATATCCACCAATGCTAATAACGGTATCCTTGCTTGCATACTTCTTAACCGCTGCTTCTGCTTCGTCAATTTTTGCGTTGACGTCTTTAATTTCTTCTGACATTTTATCTTCCCTTGTATTGTTGATTTACCATCTCCTGATGTACTCTATCAGAAGAGAGCTGTCTCAAAGCTCTGACATTATCGACGGTGTTCTGTCGAGGATAGATGTCACGTGGTGCATAAAATGAACTGTCCTTTAAAACTAATGTCAGATATGAATTATAACCGGTTGGTAGCATAGCAATTTTTGCAATGTCAACGCCGACCGCGGCCTCATTGACAGCAACTTCTTTCTTTACAGTAGACATTTGCTGCTCCATTGAGACACCAGATATGATCGGTTGACCTTCAATGATTTCTCTTAATGGATTTGTTCTATCAATAAGAAAACTCGTACTAGTTGAAGGTGCTTCTACTTCTACTTCTCTTCTACTATTTGATAGTTCTTGAAATCCTCGTGACTGCTGCACTGTTTCGGTAAACACAGGTGCAGCAATGGTAGGTGCAAAAGAAGCTACTTGCATACTTGGTACAATTGAATAGTTAGCTTGTATCTCAAACGACTGATTGGTCATCTGAGATACAGGCGCCACACTTTGTACTGTTGGAGCAAGTTGCATCTGCTGTAGCTGTTGCATTGTTGTAATTGCTGTAGATGTAACTTGCTGTTGTACTTGAGGACCACCTTGCAACTGTACAGCACCCATTCCGGCAAAGCTTTGCAAACCTAATCCCCCACCAGCCGAGGCTGATCTTGAATCGGATGTTGCAGATGTTGTACCAGAAGAAGATCCAGTCGTGGTTGTTGTAGACATACTTGCTTCACTTGCCTTAGTTGCAACCGAAACAGCTTCCTGTTGTGCCTGAGATCCTGCAGCTTGCGCTTGTTCAACCGCTGTAGCTACCGCACTCATTGCTATTGCTTTCTCCTTCTCAGCATTCTTTGATATTAGATTCATAGCAAAGGAAAGATTGACGGGTGAAGCAACAGCTCTATCAGACGTTGCAGCACTACCAGCACTCGAACTTACACTTGTTGTAGATGTAGATGATGAGGAACTGCTAGACGCTGTCTGTGTAGAAGCTGGCGGAGGCGGAGGCGCTGTAGATGGAGAAATTGCTTGTACTGTTGATCCAGATGGAGAAGTAGTGAATGTTATTGCATCTGTTGTGTTAGTACCTGCCGTAACACTTGCTGGTTCTGTATATCCCGTTGTAGCGTAATCTGTTTTGTTTGTACCATTGAGCTTATCGATTGCTTCCTGGAATCCAGTACACGTTGGGCTATACATAACGTTCTTCATACAAGGATCTGGTGTAACGATCATCTTGCTGTACATATTGTAGATTGAACCATTTCCTTCTACTTGAGCACTGAAATGAAAGTTACCCATCAGATTGGTGTTAGTAGAATTAGGAAATAAGTATTGATAGTTCATCTCTTGTGGACCGGTGTTAGCACCCTGGAACACATGATTGTTATTGAACACTAATCCACCGTTTGCGTTAGTGGCACCAGCGCTCACACGTGCAACGCTGTCTGTCCAACCTGTACAAAATATACCGAGGAACGAAGATGAGCAGTATGGATCTTTCAAATCATAAACGAAGCCATATTTGAATCCATGCAGTGCTAAGCCTGAGCCTGAGCTCGACAAAACTGTTGCAATTGGATATGTGTTATCAACGTAGTTACTGCCAGTCGCAACAGCATTTGGATACGGAACCAGGTTGATACTTGTTACAAGATCATTGAACCCAGCACATTGCGGACTGTACGCTGGATTGTTAGCGCATGGATCAACACGGTAGTTTAGCGAAAGTTGAGGATCACGAACACGAGGTCCGTAGTATCCGGCCCAGAAGCGACTGTCTTTACCCGTAAAGGATACGGAAATCGTTGACAGTTCACCAGCGAGGTAGTTACGTGTAAAGTTTTGTGTACCGGAAAACAACTGAAAGTATTCTGCATCACCTGTAGTGTTTTGTGCATTATAGTTATATGAATACGTTTCTAACGTGTTACCAGCAGTACCCTTCAACGTGACATTACCAGTAAGCGATCCAAAATAATTAGCGGTATTGTTGTTAATCTTCCAGCTATAGTTATAGCCAGTAACTTGAATACCCGTATCCTGCAAAGCACTGTTAATTGCTACAGATTGTGTTGTAGTCTGCTGTGTATACCCAAACAAAATTGTGTTTGTAGTTGGGTTAAAGCCCGCTGTGTATCCACCACTATACCCTCCTGCAGATCCTGGAACGGTTCCGCTCCAAGATCCCGAAGCACCACTTAACAGATTGCTTGTGGTCGCATCCTGAGCATTAGAACTTAAACAGATTGTGAACAGCAATACCGAACAGAGCGCCAAGCCCAATTTTCTTATAAGTGTCATCTGTCTTTTCCTTTACAGGTTCTGGTACTTTGTCTGGATTTGCTTCCCATGCTGCTTTAGCCTGTTCGCCAATCTTGCCTTCAAACGGGCAAGGTGTTCCTGCTGCTAGCATAGCATCAAAGACACGGCGATCCTGACACATGGTTGCAACTGCAGCAACCTTCATACCCATATCGTATAAAGTTTTGGATAGTTTCAGGCGTTCACAATTCTCATCACGTACTACACCTCCGGATGAAACACCAAAAATCTGTGTTTGAACGGATCCGGATGTACCTGTAGTACACAGATCAGCATTACCACCACTCATCATTGCAGGTGCAATTGCGGTTGGAGGTGGCTGAATAACACGTTGTGTGATTGTTGTTTCGTTAATATTACGGTTGGTCATCTCACCAGATTGAATGTTCTGATTCACGTTATTTGACGTGCTTGTGTTGTTGTTCTGGTTTACGTTGTTAGACGTAGATGTGCTATTGTTATTGTTGTTATTTGTCATACTTCCACTCTGAATATTGTTGTTTGTATTCACGCTTGTGGATGTATTGTTGTTATTGTTGTTGTTTGTCATACTTCCACTTTGAATGTTATTGTTTGTATTAACACTCGTAGAAGTACTGTTATTCACGTTATTGTTATTGTTCGTCATGCTTCCGCTTTGAATATTGTTATTTGTATTCACGTTTGTAGAAGAAGCAGTGCTAGAGTTGTTATTGTTATACGTCATCGTGCCGCTGTTGATGTTCGTATTAACGTTATTGCTAGCGTTGTTGTTATTGTATGTCATCGTACCGGTATTCACGTTTGTGTTGGTCGATGTGCTAACGTTGTTATTGTTATTTGTAATCGTACCGGTATTGTTGTTGTTATTGTTATAGGTCATTGTACCAGAGTTGACGTTATTGTTGTTATACGTCATTGATCCGGTATTAACGTTATTGTTATTGTTTGTGACAGTACCGCTTTGAACGTTATTGTTCGTGTTTATACTTGTAGCAGTCGATGTAGAAGTACTCGTATTAACGTTGTTGTTGGTGCTTGTACTGTTGACAGTCGAAGTGCTTGTTGCCGTACTGTTGGAGTTTGTTGTATTATTGGTGTTTACTGTACTAACACTATTTGAAGTACTGTTAGTATCCACTAACGATTTTGAATCGTAAGTGAGCGTTCCACTCGTTTGATTGATCAAAGCTGGTGTTGTTTGTCCCTGCGCCGTCACGTAACTCATTACAAAAAGTAGCGAAAGTGCTAACTTTTTGATTTGCATTTCTGTTCCTTTTTAACTTTTTTTAGCCATATTGTCAAAAAAACCAATACAGTGTATAATAACCAAATGATGAAATTTACTGCTACAGATGATGGTTATCTTTTTCTAAATGGCGAAGATGCTATTGCATTGGGTGTGTATGAACAGGGTACTTTCTGTCTAGCACACGGTGATCAAACTTCCACCTTTTCAAACGCAATGCAAGCGTTCTCACATTTACGGTCTATTTATGAACCCTCCGTTGCTAGTCCAAAAACAATGGAATTATTCTTAACACCTTCTCGCCCCATTGACAATATGTCAAAGTATAGGGACAATGTAATCCTCAAAGACATGCCTTCAGAGGTCTTCCATGCCAATCTTCCTCGTTAATACCCTAAGTACGTTTCGTATGAAGTATGCTATCGAAGCGGAGACGCTCGAGCATGCAATGGATGAGGTTGTTATGAACGAACATAATTATCGGTTCGAAGAGTTTACCCAACGTTGGTTAGGTGAACGGATTATCGACGGTCGAGAAGTAACACATGAAGAGTTTGTTGCTATGATAAACAAGATGTCGACAGACAAAGATGAAATGTGCTCTCATTGGATGGGAGACAAATTAATACATAAGGTTAATTATGAAAATTCAGGTAGTAAGTGATATCCACCTCGAGTTTGGACCTATCACTATTGAAAACGCTGGTGACACTGATGTTCTTATCCTCAGTGGGGATATCTGTGTTGTAAATGACTTAGCTGAGCGCGATGTATACAACCTTAGAGGTGAACATGACAAATCTAATCGATTCCATACGTTCTTTCAAGAATGCTGTGCAAACTTCCCTCATGTCATCTATGTCATGGGAAACCACGAACATTATCACGGTGATTACAGCACTAGCGCTGGAACTATCCGTGACCGTCTTGGTTATTTGGTCAATCTGCACTTCCTAGACAAAGAAAGTGTCCTAATCAAGGATGTGTTGTTTGTTGGTGGTACTCTTTGGACTGACATGAACAAAGAAGATCCAAACACGCTGTATGCCATCAAAGGTTACATGAATGACTACAGAATCATTGCTGACTCGAGCGAAGTTGTTAACTACAAGGCTTATATTGGCGATACAGACAAGTTTGAATTTAAAACTCGTCCTGCAAAGTTCTCACCAGAGAAGTCTGTTGAGGATCACAAAGCCATGCTCGCTTTCATTGATAATGAGATCAAACGTGTTGGTCCATGGACAAAAGTAGTTGTTGTTGGCCACCATGCTCCTTCAAAGGCTTCAACAAAGCCTCAGTACGAGAAGGACGTCATTGTCAATGGTGCATACAGCTCCGATCTGAGTGAGTTTATTCTCGATCGTCCACAGATCAAATTGTGGACTCATGGTCATACGCATCATGAGTTTGACTACATGATTGGTTCGACTCGTATCTTCTGCAACCCTCGTGGATATCATATGTACGAGCACCAAGCAGATGTGTTTGATTGCAAGAAGGTGGTTGAAGTATGAGTGATTGGAAGCTGGATACGCAGATTATTGCAAACTGGGACCTTAGATTCCTTGGGCTTGCGGAACACGTAGCTCAATGGTCAAAGGATCCCTCAACAAAAGTTGGCGCCGTAATTGTTAATGATCTGAAGCAAGTATTGAGTCTTGGATACAACGGGTTTCCAAGAGGAGTCAATGATATGATATCTCGCTATGAAGAACGAGATCAAAAATTGAAGCTAGTCGCACACGCGGAGCGTAATGCTCTTGATAATGCTCCGTTCGATGTCAGAGGCGGCACGATGTATGCGACATTATGTCCTTGCAATGAATGTGCGAAAGGTATTATTCAGCGCGGTATCAAACGTGTTGTTGCTACGAAGTTTACAGACCCAGAACAAGCTCAGAGATTCAATGCTAACTTTACGTTCACCATGTTCAAAGAAGCTGATGTGGAACTTGTATTGATCTGATTAATAATATCAATTGGTTTTTCAACTTGATAGTTATATATAATAATAGAACTGATTGAAAAGGAGTTGAAATGTCAGTAACACTAAAAAATTTAGAGAGCGCATTGGCTGGTGAGTCAATGGCTCACATTAAATACCGCTACTTTGCTAAACTAGCTCGTGCTGAAGGATTCGAAGAAGTTGCAAAACACTTTGAACATACGGCAGATCAAGAGATCCTACATGCATGGGGTCACCTGGAGTTGCTGATCGGTAAGCCTTCTACAAAGGAATGCCTGGAGAAAGCAATTGCTGGTGAGACATATGAATACACAGAGATGTATCCACAGTTTCATGCTATTGCTGTCAAAGAAGGTGACCTAAGCGCTGCTGGTGTTGCTCTTGAGCAAATGGCTGAGTCAAAAGAACATGCTGAACAGTTTGTTAAAGTACTAGCGCTTGCAGAAAAGCGTTTCGCTGCTTTGCAGAAAGTTGAACAACGTCATGCAGAAGCATACAAAAAAGTATTGGAGGCACTATAATGTCTGAAAAGGTTTACGTTTGTGTCGTTTGTGGACACACATTGTCAGAAGCAGATTGGTTGAGCCTGCCAGATTCCGTTAACTGTCCGGAATGCGGTGTCTCAAAAGAGGATTACGTCCTAATGGAGTGATCGTATAAATAGTTTCATCTCAGGGATGGGACATGGCGCAGTAACCATGTAAAAAACTGCATCCAATGCCTTCGGGGTTGGTTTTTTATTAACTCGCTTAAATAGGAGCATACTATGCAATTTGGTAACATTAACTTTGGTCCTCAATTCAAAGACGTCGATAAATTCTTCGTTGGTTTTGATGACACATTCAATCGCATCGCAAAGATGCACGATGATCTGACAAAGAACATCCCCAACTACCCACCTTACAATATCAAAAAGACTGGCGATAACACTTACGTTATCGAATTGGCTGTTGCTGGCTTTGCCAAGCAAGATATTGAGATTGAACTAGCCGAAGGCAAGATGGTCATTAAGGGCAATGTGCAAGATGATACAGACAACGATAACTTCCTGTTCAAGGGTATCGCTGCTCGTAATTTCACACGTACATTTGCGCTTGAAGATCAAGTAGAAGTCAAAGACGCAGAGATGCTCAATGGCATGTTGAAAGTGTTCCTGGAACGAATCATTCCTGAACACAAGAAGCCAAAGAAAATCGAAGTCAAAGAAAAGACTTCTAAAAAGGCTGACAAGCAATATCTTACAGAAGACGATCTGTAATTAAGCCAAGCCGGCCGAGTGCCGGCTATTTTTCCGTTCAAAACACATATGGGTAGAAACATGCACATGCAACAATTTTGGGAATGGGTCAAGAAAACCTTCACCGTATCTTATCAACAAGAAATCGAAAGATATTTCAAAGACTGTGTCGATCACGCAGATGTAGAGCGCGTAATGCGTAGTCTACAAACAAGAGGAATGCTATGAAATTCTTCAGAATATTGTATAGAATTTTGAAAAGCATTGGTCAAGCGCGCGCTCGTCGTCTTCAAAACAATCCTTACCTGGCACACTGGTATTGATTGTTGCCTTTTGGCAAACATGATATATAATGGCTTCTCTAAGGAGGAGTACTGTTGAAGTTTTACACACACGTCGCTAGGGTTGGTAACAGACTTCTTGTTCGTGGCTACGAAGATGGCCAACGATTCAAGGACATGGTAGAATACCGACCCTACATTTTTGTTTCGTCTCCGGATGTGGAGTCGGAATACCGCACACTCAATAACAGACCCGTATCAAAAGTCTTTCCTGGGTCAATGAAAGATACCGCTGAGTACATCAAAGAATATACAGATGTGCAAGGCCATGAGATCTTTGGTGTTCTGCCATACGAATACCAATACATTAACGAACAATATCCTGGTGAAATCAAGTACGATCCTTCACTGATATCTGTCGTCACACTTGATATCGAAACCGACTCAGAAGGCGGCTTTCCTAATATCAAAACCGCAAACAAAGCAATCACGGCTATCACGATGCGCAAGAATGATAAAGCTGTTACGTTTGGATTGCAACCATACACACCTGAACTTCCATATGTCACATACATCGAATGTAACGATGAACGTGATATGTTGTTGCGCTTCCTCGATTTGTGGAACACGTCAGAGTGGGCACCTGATGTAATGACTGGCTGGAACGTTGAGTTCTTCGACATGCCATACATCATTAACAGGATTGAACGATTGTTCGATGAGAAGATGGCTTTGCGTCTCTCGCCGTGGAACCGTTGGGAGAAGCGTCGAGATCCAAACGCACGAGATGATCCCGATGCACAGATGCGTATCCCACTTGGGATCAACGTTCTCGATTACATGCAACTGTATAAGAAGTTTACGTTCTCACAACAAGAGAGCTTTAGACTTGACCACATCGCATATATGGAACTAGGTGAACGTAAACTGGACTACGGTGAGCTTGGGTTTGATTCACTCGATGCGTTCTACAAAGGTGACTTCCGTAACTACATTAACTACAACATCCGAGACGTGGATCTCGTATACCGAATCGACCAGAAGATGAAGCTGCTCGAGCAGGTCTATGCTATTGCATATGACGGCAAGGTTAACATGATCGACAGCTTGACGACAGTAGGGATGTGGGATGTCATCATTCACAACTACCTAATGAATAAGAAGATTGTCATTCCTCTAAAGAAGGTCGGTGACAAACCTCGTCAGATCGAGGGTGCTTATGTTAAGGATCCAATCATTGGTCTTCACAAGTGGGTTGTATCGTTTGACTTGAACAGTCTGTATCCTCACCTGATCATGCAATACAACATCTCACCAGAGACGTTACGTGGTCAGATGTTAGAGTACGATCTTGCTGTTACAACACGAAGCGTTGATAAGATGCTCGATGGTGACATTGATCGTGTTCGCGATCAGGAAGAACGCACTCGTTTGTACGAAGACATCGTCAACGGTCTTTCTGGTGTTGGTGAAGTGCTCGCTTCTCGTCAGAGTGAATACTTCTTGGGCTTCGAAACCGTCCGTGAAGTCCTAGACAAACATAACCTAACGATTACACCGACAGGTTGTTTGTTCGACAAAGAGACACGTGGCTTCCTACCAACGCTAATGGAGACAATGTACAACGATCGTTCCGTTTGGAAAGGTCGAATGCTTGAAGCAAAGAAGCAATACGAGAAGCACAAGACACGTGAGTGGGAGAATGAGATCGCACGTTGCCATAACATGCAGCTTGCAAAAAAGATCCAGTTAAACTCAGCATATGGTGCTTTGTCCAATCAATACTTCCGTTGGTTCGATAACCGTTTGGCTGAGTCGATTACCAAGTCTGGTCAGCTCTCCATCCGTTGGATGGAACGAAGCATGAATCAGTACCTTAACAAGTTACTGAAAACACAGGACAAGGACTTCGTGATTGCAATCGACACCGATTCGATGTACATTACACTTGACGATCTTGTTGGTAAAACTTTTGAAGGTAAGAACCCAACAACGGAAGAGATCGTCGAGTGGTTGGACAAGTCATGTAAGAACATCTTCGAGCCGTTCATTGATAAGAGCTATGAATCGCTAGCTAAATACGTGTCTGCATATGAGCAGAAGATGAAGATGAAACGTGAAGCAATTGCCAACAAAGGTATTTGGACAGGCAAGAAGCACTACATCTTAAACGTATACGACCTTGAAGGGGTACGTTACAAAGAGCCAAAGCTGAAGATCCAAGGGATCGAGGCTGTTCGCTCTTCAACACCGTCAGCATGTCGTGAGAACATTAAGAAAGCTCTCACGATCATTATGACACAAGAAGAAAAAGACATTCAGCAGTTCATTAAAGACTTCCGTAAAGAGTTCAAGAAACTGCCTTTCGAAGATGTCGCTTTTCCTCGCAGCGTCCGTGGTTTGATCAAGCAGGATCAAGTTGGCAAAGACGGAACGATTATTCAGAAAGCATACGACACTGGTAATCTGAACTTCCGTCCATCAACACCAATTCATGTGAAGGGTGCTCTGATGTACAACTATCTGCTGAGACTTCGCAAACTCGAATCGAAGATACCATTGATTGGTGATGGTGAAAAGATCAAGTTCTGTTACGTCCTTGATTCGTCACCTATTCCAACAAACGTTATTGCAACGCCAGGTAAGCTTCCGAAGGAATTGAACCTAGACAAATACCTAGACTACGATACGCAGTATCAAAAGTCTTTCGTGGAACCTATTAAGACGATCCTTGATGTGATCGGATGGAAGGAAGGAAATGACCAACAAACCCTCGATAGTTTCTTTGAGTGATGACGACTTCGGTTTTACAATTGTTGATGAAGAAGAACTTACCAAACAACATAGTGATAATGTTGAGGAGTTGACAAACAGACTCCAAATGATGTACGATGCGATCATGCCTCTTATAAAGAATCTAAGTAAGAACCCAGAGCAAGACATTATTAAATGGCCTAACCGCCAAGCAAAGCTCGCTGAGTTTAAAAACAAACTTGAGACAATTGGTGGTGGTTACATAAAAGGAAAATCGTTATGAGTGATTTTGAAACACATCCGCGTGGCACATTTGAAGAAATTAGAGCATCACGCGCTCTAGCAAGATCTATTGAACAGCTTTCCAAACAATACAGTCCTGGTATTGTTCCGACTGATATTTGGAAAGCATATCAAGACTTGTGTAATGTTTATAACCGACATATGTTGAATGGAGATGTATGAGTGATTTTTTTCGTAATCTGATTAAGGAAGTCAAAGATGAGGATACTACTATGGCCTCTGACGGCACTGGTAGTGCTGAGTTTGGGGGTTTTATTGATACTGGCAGCTTCGCTCTCAATGCTGTTCTCAGTGGTAGCCTCTTCGGCGGCGTCCCTGATAATAAAATTACTGCTTTTGCAGGAGAGTCCGCTACTGGTAAAACTTACTTCGTTCTTGGGGTCGTCAAGTCTTTCCTCGAAAAGCACCCCAATGGAGGAGTAGTTTACTACGACACCGAAGCAGCAATTACAAAGACAATGATGGAAGAGCGTGGAATTGATACCACGCGAGTTATTATTGCAGAACCAGATACAATTCAGAAGTTCAAGACGCATGCATTGAAGTTGATCGATGCATATGATCAGAAACCTGAAAAAGAACGCCCACCTATGATGTTCGTGTTGGACAGTCTTGGTATGCTATCCACTTCCAAAGAGATGGAAGATAGTTTGGATGGTAAAGACACTCGCGACATGACAAAGGCACAGATTATCAAAGCAGCATTCCGTGTGTTGACTTTGAAGCTGGCAAAGGTTAAAATCCCTTTGTTAGTAACTAATCACGTCTACGAACTTGTCGGTTCGTACGTGCCTACAAAGGAGCTCGGTGGTGGAACAGGTCTCAAGTACGCAGCTAGCACGATTGCTATGCTCTCCAAACGAAAAGAAAAGGATGGAACAGATGTTGTTGGCAACATCATTAAAATCAAAATGTTCAAGTCCAGACTCTCAAAAGAGAACAGTCAAGTCGAAGTGCTACTTACTTACTCCGAAGGCCTCAACCGATACTACGGCCTCCTAGAGATTGCTGAGAAGCACGGTATCTTTAAAAAGGTATCAACTAGATATCAACTGCCAGATGGAACATCTGCATTTGGTAAGAACATTAATGAAGATCCTGAGAAGTACTTCACTGATGATGTAATGAAGCAGCTAGAGTTGGCTGTGCAAAAAGAATTTAAATATGGAGTAAGCGATGAGTAATGAAGTAGCAGTTCAAGATCAACCTTCTGAAGAGAAGAACGTAATTAACTACAACCCGATCTTTCCTACATTGACGGCTGTTGTTAATATTGACTTGCCTATTGAAGATATGGCAAGAGATTTGTGGACTCTCGCTGGTGAAACGGAAAACTGCGATGGTGGTTATACAACGTTCATGACCCGCCAGACGATTGATCACATCAAAGGGATCGACGAAGCCAAACAAGCAATCTATGGTATTGCATGTGCATTTGGCCGTGAGCAGAAGTTTGAAGTTAACTATGACAAAGCCGCAGTTAATATCTGGGCTAACGTAATGCGTCGTGGTGGGATCCAATCTCCCATGAGCCACACCAATTCATACTTTGCTGGTGTCATTAACATTTCTGTTGCTGAAGATGACAGCCCTCTGCTGTTGTCTAATCCAACATACCTCTACCGTGGCCACGAAGGGTTTATCCGTCCTGATGACTACGGTCCATTCACAGCACCATCGATGTCGATGAAGACAAAGAACAACCAACTGCTTATCTGGCCTTCGTGGTTGCAGTATGCTGTGCCAAAGATGAAGACATCTGGCCCGCGTGTCACATTAGGATTTACCGTCGACTTCCTGCCACCAGGAGTGTAAATGGTTGAGGATCTGATCCTTTCAAACCTAATTCACAATGAAGGATATGGCCGTAAGGTCATTCCTTTTTTGCGGGCTAGTTATTTTGGTGATAAGACTGACCGACTGATATTCAATTCAGTCAGTACATACGTTGATCAATACAACAAGTTCCCCGACAAAGTAGCGTTGAAGGTCATCATCGATGATCAGCAAACGATGTCACAGGAAGAGATCAACCATGCACAGGAACGTTTATCAGCTCTTGTAGAACAAACTACAGATATTGATTGGCTCGTTGATCAGACAGAAAAGTATTGTAAAGATCGTGCAATCTATAATGCGATCTCCGATTCGATTAAAATCCTAGATGATAAGACTGGTAAGACAACACCAGGAATGATTCCGTCTCTTTTGGAAGAGGCGCTTGCTGTTTCTTTTGACACTCATATCGGTCACGACTTCTTTGAAGATGCTCAGAGCCGTTATGACTTCTATCACAAGAAGGAAGCTCGTATTCCTTTCGATATCGAATACCTCAACAAGATTACTAAGGGTGGCCTACCTCGCAAGACGTTAAACGTAGTCCTTGCTGGTACGGGTGTTGGTAAGTCTTTGTTCATGTGTCACTGTGCTGCTAGTAACCTGGTTGGTGGAAAGAATGTTCTGTACATCACAATGGAAATGGCAGAAGAGCGGATTGCTGAACGTATCGATGCAAACCTGATGAATGTATCACTGGACGAGCTCGCAGACCTGCCACGTGACTCTTATGAGAAGAAGCTTGCTCGAGTTAAAGAGAAAGTTGTAGGTAAGTTGATTGTTAAAGAATACCCAACAGCATCTGCTGGGTCTGCTAACTTCCGTCACTTGCTGAATGAGTTGAAGCTAAAGAAGAAGTTCATTCCAGATATTGTTTACATCGACTACTTGAATATTTGCAACTCGAGTCGTATTCGTCAGGGATCGAACGTCAACTCATATACATACATCAAAGCAATCGCGGAAGAGCTTCGCGGTTTGGCTGTTGAGTTTGAAGTCCCTATTGTTTCCGCAACACAGACGACGAGATCAGGATACACAAGTTCCGATCTTGGTTTGGAAGATACATCAGAATCGTTTGGTCTACCAGCAACGGTTGACTTTATGATTGGTATGACATCTTCGGAAGAGCTTGAAGCATTGAATCAAGTGATGTTTAAGCAGCTAAAGAACCGCTATGCAGATCCCAGCTTTATGAAGCGATTCGTTGTTGGCATTGACAAGTCGAAAATGAAGCTGTTTAACACGGAACAATCCGCTCAAGCAGACATTGTTGACGATGTTCCACTGTACGATCGTAGCCAGCAAAATAAATTGTCTAAAGACGTTTTCAAGGGATTTAGCTGATGTTTCTCATCAAAACAGCAATTTGGACGCTGCTTTACCCGTTAGTTTTACTGGGTTTTGCAGCTCGAATCGTTTTTATGATAATCTCGTTCTTGTTTCACTCACCTGTCGATATTTGGATTCTGATAAGTAGCTCATTGGAGTCCACACAAGTCGAGGAACAATGATTCTACGTGTCCATGGATGTAAAGATAGCGCGCTTGCCTACGAGATCGAAAAGGCTTCTCACTTTTACGCCAGAGAGCTGTTGTCACCGCAACTGCTCAAGTACATCGTCGTAGATATTCA